CGAATCCGAACGGGATTTGTCCGACTAGGCGCGGACCCGCGGTCGCGCCCAGGTTCCAGTTCCCAGGACCCATCTGTGTTTCGCCGGTCGCATTAACGAACGTCGTCGCGTATGCGTGAACACCATCGGGGACGCCGGACCCCGCGCCGACGTCCGCGCCGTACGGTCCCGCGGTCGGCGGCGCAATCTGACCCGCCGCCGCCGACGTCGACACGGGATTACTGATCGGCCCTGGAACGGTTTCCCCGAACCCTGTTACGAACGACGTCGCGTAATCGTGCGATCCCTGATCGGGTCCGGTTCCATTCGTCGCCGCGCCCGCGGTCGGCGCGGATGGCGGCGGCGGATAGACGCCGACGTTGATCGACGCCGCCGGACTCGCAAGGGTTTTTCCCGCCGCGGTCACGAACACGACGGCGACGGTATGGAGTCCAGACGCGACGCCGGACCCGCCCGCCAGGGCGACGACCGGCGCGGCGGTCGGCGCGGCCCCTGGACCGACGAGCGTTCCCCCGCCCGCGACTTCGCGACTGGTAAACGTGACCTGTTCGGATTGTGCGCCGTCGGGCGTCGTCGCCGCGATCGCGTCCCCGCCGTACCGCGAAAACGTTCGCCCGTCCTTTAAGGGGATCAGGGTTTCGCCAGGCGCGATGTCCGCCGTGATCGCTTCGCCGTAGCCCTTCCCATAGACGCGGGTTCGTAACTGACTCGCGTCTGTGTTCGCCTGGACCGCGGGCGACATCAGGAACCGATGGGTTTCGTCGATCGGATCGGGCGTCGCGCCGGGATCAACTTGGAACAGGTAGACGATCTGATCTTCGATCTTGCAGTACCCGCCGATCACGTTCGCGAGTCGCGCCAGGGCCGCGATCAGTGTGTCGGACCCGTCGAACACGATCGACACGGGCGGAAGGTCGGCGGCGATCCCCGCGGTCGAAAAGTCCGGCGCGAACTGTTCGGTTAGTTCCTGGGCGATCGTCGACGCCGACACGTCGACATAATTCCCGAACGGACGGCGGGCGTTCGCCCGCGCCGTGTCGTCGATCGCGGTCACTTGCCAGGCGACTAGAGTCGGTTTCGATTCGAACGACTGATCGACCGTCTGGATCGTTCCGGCGAACAGGACCCGCGATCCTTCGTTTACCGTGACGCGGAGTCGTTGACCGACCGCGGGTCCGTCCCCTTCGATGACCAGGCTACAAGTATTCGGGGCATCGTTCAGAACGTCGCGGATCGTTAGGCCGGACATGCGGACCCGCCCGATGACGTCGACGCCGTCGATCGTGATCGCCGCGGCGGACTCGCGAGGGGATCGGGAAATGGTCGCCGCGGTTCCGAACGACAGTCCGCCGGTCGCGCCCATTGGACGGGCGAACGATCCGGCGACGGCGAACGAGAACCCCGCGCCGCCGCGAAGGGGAACCGGCGCGGTCAGGTTGGCGGGAAGGACGCCAAACGCGAACCCCGACGTCGCGACGAACCCAGGCGGGCGAAGGTTCGCGGCGACCGTGATCCGAATTTCGGATTGCGCCTGTAGCGGGACCGGCGCGGTCAGGGACCCCGACGCCGCGATCGAAATCGTAACGCCGGTCGCGACGACCGCGCCCGCCCTGGCACCGAATAGCAGTAAGAGCATCGGCTATTCGTTCGGCATGACGTCGCCCAGGCGAAGGGTCGTCGTCAGGGTTCCAGACGCGATGAACTTGTGGATCGTGTACCCGTCCAGTTGCGTAATGACGCCGCCGGTCGCCCGCGGCGGTCCCGCGTACCGAACAACGACGACGCCGGACCCGCCCGCGAACCCGCCCAAGTTCGACGCCGTCCCGCCTGGGACGACCGCGCCGTTCCCGGTATTCGCCGCGCCGTCCGATCCTAGTGAAGCGTTCGAATAATTATTCGTTAGTCCGCCCGCGCCATAGTTAAGGGCGGTTCCGGTAATCGATGACACGATCCCAGGCCCGCCCGCCGCGCCGTTCGAATTCCCGATCGCGCCAGGACCCGCCGCGCCGCCGCCGCCGCCGCCACTTGCGCCGCCGCCCGCGGACGCGACATTGTTCCCGCCCGGATATCCGCCGTCCGTCGCCGCGCCGCCCGCGGAGAAACTCCCGACGTTGTCGCCCGCGCCGCCGCCGGACCCGCCAGGACGACCCGCGCCCGTCGCCGCCGTCCCATATGACGACCCGCCGCCGCCGCCGCCCGCCGACGAAACGATCCCGCCTAGACTGCTAAGACTTCCGTCGTTCCCTTGTGTGCCATTCGCTAGAACCGCCGCGCCGCCAGCGCCGACCGTGACCGCGATGGGCGACGTGAGGCGGATCGTCATCGTTCCTAATTTGACCGCGCCGCCGCCGCCGCCGCCCGCGCCGCGGTATTGCTCCATCTTCGAACAACCGCCGCCGCCGCCGACAACGAGATAGACGATGTCGAACCCTGGCGGCGGGTTCGTGACGATGAAATGACTCATGGATCACTCTTGCGTAAAGAACACGATCCCCGTCACGGGAACCGCCGCCGACAACGTGAGGCCGAAATTTCCGCCGACCGCCGTCACCATGTACGGTTGCCCGATGATGTCCTGTACCCACCCGTCGCCGTTATTCGCATACGGCATCGACGGCGTGAGGTCCGTCGCGCCCGTCCCTTCGTTCCGTAACTTCACGGATACCGCGCCGCCGACCTTAAAGGCCCATCCCAGGACTTTGATCGATTTCGCGGCGTCGGCGGCGACGACGACGTTAAACCCAGACGCGGACACACTGATGAACGCCATCAAAAAATCGCGAGTCAGGCCGACGCCCATTCGGGTCGGTAGCGGATTGGTTTTCGCGACGTCGCCATCGGACACGCCGTCGATCCCGTGGATCATTTTGATCCGCTGATAGTGCGACCCCGCGATGTCGTCGGTTGCGATCGGTGCGCCCGCGCCAGGCGTGATCGGTACGTTGTCTGCCATTGGGTCCCGCCCGTCTAACTAACCGTGATTTGCAAGGCGTCGATCGCGAACGACGGCGCGGGGTCCCCGTTGAGGATCGTTCGCGCCGCGGTCAGGGCGTCCCAGATCAGCAGGTTCCCCGCCGACGCCGCGTCGAAGATCCCGAAGTGGGTCGCCGTTCCCCAGTTCGCCGTCGGCGCGGGAAACGTGATCTGTACCGCGTTCGCCGTGAGTCCGCCGGTCCCCGAACTTGCGCCGGACGTTCCGCCCTGGGTCGCTTTCCAGTTCGTATCTAAGGGCGCAAGGTTGACGCGGAGATACCCGCCGCCGACGACTTCGGTCCCGCCGCCCAGGTCCGACGGCGCGGCAGTAAATAGCGCGATCCATAGCGCCGCGGGTTTCGCGAACGTTCCCGTTCGGAACAAGTGATCGATGATTTTGTTTTCCAAATAGTCGGATGCTTGCGCCGTTCCCATTGTCGATCCCCTTTACGCCGTTCCGAGTTGGGTTCCCGCCCTGATCTGTCTCATGATCACTTCGGACACACGGCGGGCGAGATTGGATTCCGAGTCGACCAGGTTAAACACGTTCGAAATATTCGCGCCCAATCCGCCCTTCGGGATGACTGAGGTTCCCCGCGGAAGGTTCATCAGGACTTCGCCGCCGTGTACCTTCGCGAGTCCGCCGCCGAAATTTTCGACGCCGCCCGCGAATCCTGGCGGATTGAATGCGCTTAACGATCCGCCGACGTCGCCCGCGGCGATCCGTTCCAGTTGACCCGACGTCGTAAACAACGAGTTTTCTTTTAGGATCGCGTTCGCCCGATTCGTGTAATTCATTAATTCGATCCATCCACGAACCCCGTCGGACGTGAGTTCGACCTGTTGTGATATCCCGGCGTACGCCGCGACCGTCGTCGCGCCCGCCTTTGTTGCCGCGTCGCCCGCTTCCGTATGGGCGTCGCCCAGGTCCGTGAAGGACGCGATTAGTTTCTGGTTTTCTTTTTCGACGTTCGCTTGTTCGGCGGTTAAATTCTGTTCGAACTTCGCCGCTTCGTTCGACGCCGCCGCCGACGCCAGGATCGCGTCGCGAACTTTGATCGTCGACTCGTATTTTTTCTGATCGTTTTCGATCTTCAGTTTGGCGGCGTCGTTTTCCATGATCGCGAGTTGATTCGCGTTTTTCGTATCGCTCATCAATTTCGCGTATTGCTTTTCGAGGGCGTCGGCGGCGGACTTCGCTTCCGCGGCGAGTCGCGCCTGGGCGTCGGCGGCGGCGTCGGTCGTTTCCTTGAGGACCCGTAACCCGTCCGCGGAGATGTGGTACTTGTTCGTGATCTGTTCCGTCGTCGCGCCCGCCTCAATCGCGATCGCGATCGATTCCTTCTGGGCGTCCGACAGGTTCCGTACTTCCTTATGGGCGTCGGCTAGTTTGATCCGCCAGTCGATCGTCGCGTCCGCGTTTTTCTTGTTCTGTTCTTCGATAAATTTTAGGGCGTCCTTGTATTTGATCGACGCCGCCGCGCCCATGTCGATCGCCTTGTTGATCGTTAATTGTTCCTGTTCGACTTTGGTCATCGCCGGTTCCAGTCCCATCAGGGACCGCGCCAGGTTTTCGACCGCCGTACTTGCGCCGGTCATTTCGTCGATCCAGGTTCCGATCTTCCATCCCGTCATGAATGCGCCCGCCGCCAGGCCCGCGGTCCCCAGTAATCCGATTTCCTTCGACGTTTTCCCGGCGGCGTTCGCGATGTCCTCTAGCCCTTTGACCTGGGGACCGATGTTCACGCCCGCGGCCTGTAACACGCCGTCGAACTGACGATAAGAATCTGTGAGTCCGCCCATCTTGCCGGTCGTCGTTCCCGCGGCGGTTCCGAATTCCGTCAGTCGCCCGCCGGACGCGCCGATGGAATCCAGCATCTTTTTTTGTTCGTTTGCGGCGTTCGTCGCGGCGTCCGCGATCCGTTGTATTCCCGGCGGGACGTCGGACCCTAACGCCTTGAGTTTCGCGATCGCTTCCTGGCCGGTCGCGCCCATGCGGGCGAGTTCTTTTTCTGTGAACCCCGCGGACCCGCCCGCCCGATCGAACACTTCCGCCATCTGGGTCGCGTCCTGAATGATCTTCCGACCCGAAAACGAGTCGGCCATCCTGGACAAACCGGACTCCGCTTTCGCCGCGTCGCCCGTGAGTTCCTTTAGGTGAACTTCGGACTGTTTGACCGCGTCGAAAAACGACGAGAAATCCGCTTGAAAAACGCCAGTAACCGCCATTAGTCGCGATTCCTTTCGTCCTGTTCGCGGATCATTTCTTCAACCAGGACATCGTGAACGTCGGCGTCGAGGTCCCGAACCCATTCATAGCGCCATCCGTAGCGACGGGCGATCACAAGGTCACTCACGACGGCGTCCCGCCATCCCGGAGTTTTTTTTCCTGGGTTCGTTCCGCGTTCATCGCGGTTTCGTGTGCTTCGATCGCCCGTTTGATTTCGTCGAACGACTCCGTGTCTAACGAGTCGATCACGTTTAACAGATCGTCCGGCGACAGGTCGCGGATCGGGACGACCGCGCCCGCGTCGTCCTTCACGGTCCAATCCAACAGGTACGCCAGGATGATCCCGACGCCGGTCATCAACGGGTTCGCAATGTAGCGACCGGACGTCCCGATCGTATACATGCGGGCGAATTGCGCCCGCTGTTCGCCCGCGGTCAGTCGCGCCCGTACGATCAGTTGATCGCCGTTCGCGAGTGTTAGAACGCGGGTTTCCGGTCGGACGAAACGCGACATCAATATTCCTCTACAGGTCCCAGGTCCGCGGTTAGTGTGCCGTCGACGATCACGAATTCCTGGATCGGCCACACCCATCGACCCTTCGCATGGGGCGCGACAAAGATCAACGGGCGTTGTGCCATTTTGAATTTGTCCGACGTGACGATCCGCGCCGACAGGGACCAGGACGGCGGTCGCCCTGGTCCCGCGAGATGCCGAACAACCGTGTACCCGTCGACGGCGGCGGCGTCGTAATACGCCCATCGAATCTGGGCGACGAGTCCGCGAATGATCCCCGCCGACGCCGCCATCGGGTTACGCCCGCACTATTCGATCGCGTTCCGCTTGTCGACGCGCCAGGGCCGCGCCGCCCGCGTCCATCGTCCAGGGTCCCGCGGCGTCGAACTTGCCGGACCATGTAACCGCGCCCTTTGCCGACACACTGATCGCGCCGTCCAGGTTCGCGAGTCCCGAAAAGAAAAACGTCGGTTCGTTTGTCGACGGGATCAGTTTCAAGAATGGGGTCACGGTCCCGAAGATCACGGCGAACAGTTGATCCGGCGTCGTTGTGGAGTCCCAACAACCAGACAACGATCCCGAATAGGCAGGTAGACCCGTCACGGTCTGTTTGTTTGTATCCTGAAAACAAGTGACGTCTACCCTATCCATCGCCATGTCTAAATCGAATGAGTCGACCGATGCGACGCTGACCGGCGTCGCGCCGCCGGTCGGATCGATCATGACGTCGCCGGACTTGCCATGTATGCGGGCCATCGTGTGTTCCTTTCGCGGTTAGTCGGGAGAAACAAAAATTTCGTAATGTCCGCCGGAATGCTGCCAGCGAATATCAGAGTCGATCGCGTCGACGTCCGGGTACCGAATGCGTTCGACTCGCATGGTCGACGAATGCGTGTAACCATCGATCGGCGCAAGGACGACCCGTTGTAATAACTGATGAATCCGATACGCCGCCGTGTCCGCGTCGATCCCCGTCGTCGCCAGGACAACCGCTTTAATTTGGAACGTAAACAGTTCGTAGAGGGTCGCGCCGAACCCTTCGACGTCGTCATGGGTCACGAACGAGATCAACACGAACCGCGTTTTTCCCGCGGGCGCGATGTCCAGATAGACGCCGTCGGGAAGTAGCGTCGACAAGGTCGCGTCCGCGGATAGGGCGGCGACCAGGGCGGCGTCGACGGCGGCGACGTTAGCGACGGACATCTAATCCCTGACTTTCGACGACGTCGATCAGGTCCTCATACATGCGGGCGCGGCGTTTCTTCATGATCGGGATGAACACGTTCGCGCCCGCGATCTTCCGGCGAGTCTTTCCGGCGATCGTCGGTTGCCGCGTCATATGCCCGAATTCGTAGAGATGGGCGTGTCGCGCCGTACTGCGAACGCGACGGTAGACGCCGCCGCGACTGTTCGGGGTCCCGTCAACTTTGACGTGTGCTTTTAAATTGCCGGTCACTTCGGGATACGCCGCGATCACTTCCGCGGCGGCGTCGTCCGCCGCCGTCGTAACTTTCGTCGTCGCCTGTTCCACAAGAACATCGGGAAGTTCTTTCAGGGCGTCCCGAAGTTCCTGTAATCCGATCCAGTTGAGAGTGACGCTCACGGTTGCACCATTTCGACCGCGGTTAGTTCCATAAAGACTGATCGTTCGTCGACGTTCCGCGTTCCCGTGATCGCGAACGTGCGCCCGTTAAACACCATCCGCGTTTTCGTCGACACGTTCGGATGGTAGCGACCGCGGATAATGTGCGATGCCGACGTAATGACGGACGCGCCGCCCGCGACATATTCCAAATCGTGCGCCGCCGCGGGCGTGACCGACACGTACCACGTCGGCGGATCGGCGTCGGTCCAGGTTTGCGAATACCCGCCGCGCCCGTCGGGGACAGGGTCCGCGGGATTTTGAAACACGACGCGATGACGTTGATCGCCAATCATGCAAGAGCCGGATCGCGGTAGAGGCTTAACAGGTTGTCGATCGCCCGCCAGACGTCCGCGTTATTCTTCGCGTCGTCGCCGCGATGTTCGTGGAGTTCCCCTAACAACAACAGGATCGCGGACGTGATCGCGCCGGGAACGGTCGTCGGGGTCCAGGCGGGATCGTTCTGGGTTTTCAAACGCCCGCGGATGATCGCTTCCGCCTGATCTAATTTCAGTTGAAGATCCGCGTCGCCGGGATCGCCGTCCGGTAACGTGATATAGAGATGCGCTTTTGCTTGTGCGAGAGTGATCAGGGACGCCGCCATTATCGGGACCCTCTGGCGTCGTCGCCGCGTTTGACCATCAGCGTCCAGGCGTTCGACCCGTCCCCTGGTCGCGAGTCCCGCGGCGTCGACTCGTTGCAGTACCACATCGAACCGGCGTACGTGACGACGTCCCCGACGGCGTAATGGGTCAGGTCCGCCGCCAGGTCCTTATTCCAGCGTTTGCGATACGTCAGGCCGGGGACGCCCTGGGGTCCGGCGTCCCCGTCCTTCCCGTCCTTCCCGTCCTTCCCGTCGACGCCTGGCGGTCCTGGAACCGGCGGGCGCGTTTCGATCGCGGCGAGTCGTTCGCGGATCGCGGCGACTTCGCGAGTGATCAATAGTTCCGCCGCCGGTCCCGATTGCTGGATCGACGTTTCGATCGCGGCCAGGCGTTCGTAGACGGGAACCAGAACGGATTTCATTTCCAGAACGACCGCGGTCGCGACGTCATCGGCCCGCATACATTCCCCCGTCGATCGCTTTCGCATGTAAGAGGGTCGCGAACGCCGCCGCCTGATCGACAATGTCCGCCGCCGGTTCGTCGGCGGCGTCGGGGATCGCGGGCGCGGGTCGCGGCGTGTTGTCGGACGGCGTCGGCATCGGACGGTTCGCGAGTTGATCTAACGGCCACATCTGCTGCTGCATATAGGGCGTGTCGCCGCCCTTCAAGGGACCGAGATCGAAATACTTCCGTCGTGCTTCATTGATCGCCATCCCGCCGGACATGATCGACGTCTGGGCGGAATTCGTTTTCGTTTGCGAGTCCATCCGTAACAGGTCGTCTAGATTGACTTCCGTTCCGTACGGCGACGGGAGTTCTAATCCTTCGTCTAAACACAGTTCCAGGTTTTCGATCAGGGACTGTAGACACTGGGAGTAGTACTGCAAGTTGAGCGGTTCGATGTTCGCGTACGGCGGCGGCGGGCCGATCGACACCATGTATGGTTGAACGTGGAAACACGAACACACGGTTTCGGCGGTCCACTTCAACTGTTCGATTAACTGGGCGTCGTTCGCGTTGACCGCCATCTGTTCGTACTTCAAACCGTCGCCCAGGACGGCGACCTTCCCGACGTTGTCGCCGGAATAGTTCGTGTCCCAGGTTTCTTTTAATCGCTTCGCGGTTTCGTCACTGATCGCGCCTGGCGCGGTCAGGACGCCGCCGGGACTGGACCCGTTCGCGAAAAACTTTTCCGAGTTTTTCTGAATCGATAACCCTTGAAGGGCGGCGACCCCACACGCATAGATCGGGGACACGCCGCATAAGGGATGGTAGAGGGCGACCATCAGATCGTGAATGATTTCGGACGCCGGGATCGTGATCGTGTCGGTCACGTTCGACAGGTCGTCCCGCGTCACCTGGTAATAGACGTCGCCGTTCGTCGCGACTAGCGGCGTAACCTTCGTCGGGTCCAGGACGTACATACCGACGACGACGCCGCGGTTATCCCGCTGTTTCAGAACGTACGTGTTCCCGTGAATAAGTTTCGACGTCATCCAGTGTTCGACGAACTTAATTCGGTTTTGGTAGCGGTTCGGTTTCTTGAGGACCGGCGAAAACGCGGACGACTTCGCTTCATGCCAGATCCCATCGGCGTCCTGTTCGACCAGGCGTAACCCCAGTTTCCCGATGTCACTGGCGATCAACGTCACACACGCGAACACGGCGGAATAATTCAGGACCGCCGCCGCCGCGATTTCGTCGTTCAGTTGCCATGCGCCGGTATACGGTTCGCGAACGCGGAACCAGGCCCGCGGCGAATTGATCGGAGTCCCGCCGATCGGCGTTCCGGTAATCGCTCTACTAGCGATCCCTTTCGTCAGGGCGATCGTGATTGGCCCGATCCGCATTTAGACTTTCGCCGCGGCGGGTTTCCGTTTGAAGTTTTTCGGGAGTTCCCCGATTGGGGCGAGTTCGGGATCGGACGTGACGACCGCGCCCGCCGCCGCCCGCGTCGCCGCGCCCATTGCGATCAGCGATTCCGCCGCCTGGTCCGCGGTCATCCCGCCGCCGCCGGGAAGGTCGTAGACTTCGCCGGGAACATGGACGTACGACAGACCCGTGTCGGGGTCCGTATGTGAATGAATTTTGATCGCTTCCATGCGGACCATTCGATCCCCTTCACGAAAAAACGGGGACCGGATCGCGGGCTAAGAAAACGCGATCCGATCCCCTGGCGAAGTTCGTTAGACGTACGCCGCGCCGGTTATGTACGACACGGACGACATCCGCGCCCGCGCCCAGGTCGCGTATCGTTCGACTCTCAGGCCGACCATGTTGTGTTGCCAGAGGCTAACCAGGACGGTTGTCGCGTCCGCGGGCGACGCGGGCGCGGAGTCCATCTGTAGCGACGCCTCACGCGACACGTCGATCGTCGTCGCGCCGTCGTCCGCGTACAAAATCCCGGACTGATCGATGATCACGATGTTGGTCCCCGCCGCCGACGACGTGACGACAGGAACGCCCAGGATCGATCCGCCGCCCTGAGAGAACCCAGGGAACGCCGGTTGTCCGAGAGGGTTAAGGGCGGTCGCCAGGGCGAACGCATTCGCTTCCGACATCACGATCGCGGCGGACTTCAGGGACAGATTCGCGGCGACGAATGTTGATATCAATTTCTTGATATCGGTTTTCGCGTTGTCGCCGGTCGCGCCCGACGACGCGGAATTTGTCGCGCCGTTCGTGATCGATGCGGGGTTCACTGTCGGGACCGCGGCGACGGCGGGATCGATGAACTGTTGATCCATAAACGCCGCGACGCCCGCGATCATGTCGTTCCGAACTGTCTGTTCGGCGGACGGCGACGACATGCGAACCAGTTCGTCGGTCAACACAACGATCCCGGCGATCTTCGCGAACCCCAGGGACACGGTCGCGAACGCCAGGGCGGTCAACGGTTTGGGTTTCGCCTGGCCGACCCAGTTATACGTTCCGCCGCCGGTTTGCGCCGGAACGGACGTGTTAAACGGGACGTTCCGCAGTTGCGGCAAGTTGCCGATGATCGTCGCGGGTCGCAAGAGTTCCAGGAATTCGCCGGACGCCGTCGTTGTCGGCGGGACCAGTGGCATCGCCCAGGTCGCGCCGGTTGTCGTGCCAGGCGCGACCGCCGCCTTAATCATCAGTTCGACTTCGGGCGTGGAGTCCTTCCACTGTTTCGCGAATTCCAGGGCTAGCATCGTGTCGCCCTTCGCCCGCCCGATCGCCATTGCGTACCGCGTGAACGCCGTTCCCTTTGGGAGTAGCGATCGCGGATTGCTGACCGATAGACCCGCCCGAACGGTCGCCGCTTTCGCGGGGTCCGTCGCGCCTGTAACCGGGGTCGCGCCGTCGATCGCGTCCTTTTCGATTTCTTTTAGGCGATCATTCATGCGGACCAGATGGGCGTCGATGTCCTTCACCTGTCCGGCCAGGTCGTCGTATTCGATCGTTCCTTCCGCGTCCAGGGTTTCCCCTTTGTCACAGGCGACGGTCATCAGTTCGGTCATCCGCGCCGACTTTGCCGCCCGTGTGTTTTCGTACGCCTTAATCGTTTCTTTAATCTGTTTGGGATTCATGGGACCCGCGACCTTTCGCGTGTGTTGCCCTGACGCGGGCGGGGTTACGTGGCCGGTCGCGGCCTGGTCGATCGCTTTCACGATCGCGACGGTCGCCGCCTGATGTGCGGGGACCGTGACTAACGAGAGTTCTAGGATTTCGGTTTTCAGGAACCGGAGTCCGCCGGACTTCAACGGTTCGATCGCGTCGTCAATCACGCGGAACCCGATCGACACGCCGCGGATCAACTTGTGAAGGACCGATACCCAGGCCCGATCGACTTCGTCCTTTACCGCGCCTGGTTCGGTAACGATCGGTAGTTCCGCCTCAAAGTCGATGCCCTTTTTCGTCGGCGGTTCGAAACGGGCGACGCCGACCGGCGTCTGTTTGTTGTGGTGGAGTAGTAACGGGATTTCGTCCGCGAACGTCGCGCCTAGAGGTTCCAGAACGTCGCCCGCCCGATCAGGGACCGGCGACGTCGCGGTTCCGCGGATCAATCGCCGTTCCGCGTCGACCGACTTAATCGTTAAAAGGGAATACGCCCGTTCCACGTCGACCGTTAGTCATCGGGTCGACGGCGGAAGGATTGCTAGTTTAGGTTTCTAAAGTCCCGCGGCCCTGGGCGAGTTCCCGCCTGAGTCCGCGCCGGATCACGTCCTGGATCGACTCGCGACGGGTCGCGGCGACCCTGGCGGCGGCGTCGTAGACATCCGCGGCTAACTTGACGTGAACAGGGGCGGACTTCCCGCCGGTCGGATCGACGCCTGGGCGTCCGGTTCGTTTGATCGTCATCGCGGTCCCCCCAGTACGAGAAATTGGAATTCCGGCGACTTCGTCGAATTGTTCCGGTCCATACGATCGATCGCCATGATCAGGGCGACGACGCCATCAATCCGTTCGGTCGATTTCTGTTTCGACGGTTTCAGGTTGCCCGCGGCGTCGGTTTCGACGGACACGTTCGACACGTTCCATCGTAATACCGGATGGCGGTTATGTCTGAGGGTCCGCGACAGAATCGCTTTCTCTAACGACTTCGTCGGCGCGGATAGACTCACGAACCCTTGTCGCATGGGAACACACGTAAACCCGTCCTGGTCCTGTAACCGCGTCACTAGGTCGGTTGCATTCCAGGGATCAAACGCGATTTCTTTTACGTCGTAGAGGACCGCCCAGGACTTGAGGACCTGACGAACCGCTTCATAGTCGACGACATTTCCAGGCGTCGCGACGACGTGTCCATCCTTCGCCCATTGGTCGAACGGGACGCGGTCGCGGTTCGACCGTTCGCGGACGTTGTCGGCGGGGATGAAAAATTGCGCCAGGACGTCGAACCCGTCGGCGTCGGGGAACACGGCGACCAGGGCGGTTAAGTCTTTGGTCGACGACAGGTCCATACCGACGAAACACTTCCGCCGCGCCAGGGACCGCCCGTCGCCGGAACAGGCGTCCCAGGACGTCATCGCGACCCATCGCGCCGCCTGTTCGGTCCACTGGTTCAGGTACAACCGACGGAACGTGTTTTCCTGGGCGGGGATTTCCTGGGCGCGACGACACGCGATCCGCATTTCTTCCAGACTGCGAAAGTCCCCCAGGGCGGGGTTCGCCGCCGCCCATACGCTTTCGTCGGTCCAGTCGGCATCCGTCGCCGCCTCATAAATGATCGGCAAGAACGACGGATCGATCGCGGGGTTCTCGCGGACTTTCAGGGCGTGTGCATAGAGTTCCCAGAGGATCGAATTCCGATCGTAGCCCGCGGTCGAAATCGCTAGTGTGATCGGTTGCGATCGTGCGCCCTGGGACGTCGTGAGGACATCCCAGAGTTCACGATTGCTTGCCGCATGAATTTCATCGTAGATCACGGCATGAGAGTTGAACCCGTGTTTTGAATATGCTTCCGCGGAAATCGCTTTGTAGAAACTCCCGGACTTCGGATGCACGATCCGTTTTTGCGATTCGACAATTTCGCATTCCCGATCTAGCGTCGCGTCGTTTCGGATCATTTGCGCCGCGACGTTAAACACGATCGCCGCCTGGTCGCGGTCGGCGGCGGCGGAATACACTTCGCCGCCCAGTTCGCCATCCGCGAGTAAGAAATAAATCGCTAGCGCGGCGGCGAGTTCGGTCTTTCCGTTCTTGCGCGGAAGCATTAGTAACGCCTGGCGATAGCGGCGACGCCCGTCGGGTCCGGTTTCAAATAGTTGACGAACGATGTCGACTTGCCAGGGGCGAAGGTTAAACGTCTGGTTCGCGAAAGGTCCCTTTGTATGCGTTAAGAGATTGATCGCGTTGACGACCCGCGCCGCCGCGGGCGGGAGTTTTACCCTGGTCGCCATGTCGTCTAGACGTTTTTCACGTCGCGCCATTTCCCGGATTGCGTGTCGAAGTAGACCAGGACGCCGTCGCCAGGCGCGACGATCACGCCGTTAGAACATCGCCGGTAGACGACGCCGTTCCGCGCCCAGACGTCCCAGGCGTTCGGGATCGTGAGAACTTCGCCGTCGTCGACGGCGCGGATCAACGTCGCGATCACTTTCGCGCCAGGTCCTTAGTCGCCCGTTCGACCGCGTCATCGATCAACGTCTGGATCGCGATCGTGAAGTCCTTCACCGTCGCCGCGCCCGCTTCACGTTCTAACCGTTCCAGTTGAACCCGTACGAAAAACCGTGCTTTCGCGATCGTCATCGGCGTGTCTGGTTTCATGTCGTTCCCCGTGAGAGTCGCCCGCGTTCCGAACGTGATCATTTCGTGCCGACCAGGGCGGACGGCGGTCGCGGGATCGTGATCCCTTGCGGTCGCCAGAGGTGCAAGCAATACGGATGGTTGTTGATGTATTCCGACTCTGGCGGGTGAAATTGGATCGCGACGTCGTCCGGCGACCAGAACAGGTTTTTAACGAAAACCATTTCCGGCCAATTCGGACAACGGGACGATGTCGATACCGAAACGTGTTCCCATCCCAGTCCGTCGCTAAACACGATCGTTAGGTCGCGCCCATGCGGACCAGGGACGCGGGCCGCGCCGTTCGTCATGCCGTCGCCCGCGACAATCCAGGGGCGAACGCCGCGGTAGCAAAAACTCACATCCGACTCGTTTTCAGGATCGCGACGTCGATCGAATCTAGCGCCGCCTGTAACGTCGCCTGGGCGTCCGACAGGGCGGCGATCCGAGTCGACCCGATCCCGATGACGATCCCCGTCGGTTCCTTTTGCGGGAACAGGCCGACGCCGATCACGCGGTCGCCGTTTTCCTTGTCGACCGTGATGATTTGCATTTCACAACAGGTCCCGCGCCGCTTGTCGATCGGTAGGGTCGCGAGGGTTTCGATCTTCGGTGAAGTGGTCACGATATAGCCCGCCTCTATTAACCATTCGCCAACAAGGGGATGACTCACGACAACATCCCCGCCCATTTACTAACCGGCGGCGGTTCACTTTTTAACGCGGTCATCTTCGTTCGACCCGACGGCGTTAATCCGAGTTCGACCCAGAGTTTCAGACAATGGGTTAAGGACTTGTCCGCGACCGTGACGTACGGCGACACGACGGGACCTTTGTCGGATTCGATCACGGGTCCCGTTGTGCGGATCGTGTGAAGGGCGGCGACGTACCGCGACCATTCTTTACACATCGCGATTAGCGCCGCCCGTTCGACTTCGGATACCAGGCCGACCCGTCGAAGGATCGGGACGACTCGCGACCATTCCGCCGCCGCGACGTCGTCCTTCGCGAGTTCCGCGGGCGGTTTGTCGAAGGACTCCGGCGCGGGTTCTAACGTCGGTTCGTTCGGATTCGATCGATCGACGCGGAAGGTTCCGCGGAGTTTCTTCGTAGCGGACGGGACCGGACGCGGTCCAGAGTTTCGATTTCCCATGTTGTGTTTACCAGTTCTGGATCAGTAACGCCGCGACGTCGGGCCGACCGTAGTCCCGTTCGTCGCCGCGATAGAGGATCGCGTATCCGTGCATCCGCTTCCGTCCACCAGGCGATCGGACGCCGTCGTATGTGTCGCCCGCGTCCGCCGTTTTTTTCCAGAGCATTCGATCGGTCGCGTCCGCGTCGCAGATCCCATCGACGCCGTCACTCGCGAGCGTTTCTAATTCCGCGAACGTGTGATGCCAGTAGGTCGTCGCGACGCCTTGCGGTATAGCGATGTGCTTCATGACGTCCCCTTATTCACTCTGGGGGAAAGTGTTCGTGATCGTTTGTTTACGTCGACGTGAAGTCCGTTTGAATTCCGAGTGATCGATCCGTGTTCGGTTGTTATCCCCCTGCTAACTTCGCCGTTTTGGAAATCTTAGAAATCATTAGGATTTCGACCCGCCGGTTTCGCGCCAAATGCTCCGCGTTTG